CAAAGTTGTTGTGATTCGCACAGCATTCGGCTATGGAGGTTGCTCCAGGCCCCCGGCGCCTATGGCGTTGGTTGCTGGGTTTGCTACTTTCAAACTAGGCGGGCGGCTTTAGGTCCCCGCCATTTTTGTTGCCCACGGCTCACCGCCCTGTGTCAGCACCGCGTTGGTCATTCGTCGCTTCCAGGGCTTCCTGCTCATCCTCGTAGGCTTCTACCAAAGCTATGAGGCGATCGAGTTGGTCGCCCTCTGGCGTCCCAACAGGTGAATCCCACAGCCGACGGATCTCTGCCATCGCCACCGCGTGCTCAGCCTCGGTCATTGCCGCCTCACTCGATTGGATGACTTCCCACCGCTTGGTGACCTGGTTCAATCGGATGCGCCATGACTGGCCGGTCTCTGGGTCGGTTATCATGCCATGGACGGGCGCCGGCGCCTTGGGCCAGCTATCGAACCTGACGTAAGCCGCTGGCAAATGGCCGACGTCGATCGAGACAACGCCCGATGTCATGGCGCCTGATTGCAATTCAGCCAGCAGCTTGTCCAGCTTTGGGCGGGATGATCGAGCCAGCAACCATCCTTCACGTTCATCTGCCATGTCAGCCTCCTTCGATCGGAGCGACCCTATGCTCCACCAGTTGTGCGAAGTGCTCCAGGCCAAAGCGCGCCACGGTGCCCTTGTCGTCACGCATATGAACCCTGCCATCCACTATCTCGGTCACCGTCCATAACGTCCCCATGGTGCGGTAGACACCACCCACCTCGATACCCTCAAGCTCGATCATTCCCGCTCCCTACACCATGTCGGTGCATATACTTGATCCACTGCTGCGTGGCGTGCTCCTGCCCTGGTGTCATTGCTTCATGGTCCATGGCTACGACCTCCACATGGACGGACACGGTAAGCTCAGGGTCAGCGTTAAGCTCTAGCCACACCCTGCGCCCATCAGCCAGCAAGCGGTCGCGCATGGCATAGGCCATCGCCTTATCCGCCAGGGCAAACTTCGCAACAGTCTCATGCTGCATCATTCACGGTGCCTCCCTGCTGTATGACCACTGCGCTGCGCCTGCTCCTCCCGATACCTATCGAGCACACGACGCACTACCTCAGCACGAGACACGTCAAGGCGCACAGACTCAGCGTCGATCCAGTCGGACTGAGGGTCCGTCAGACTAACCACCAGCTTCTGCATCGGCATGAGATCCTCCATCTCCCGTGCAAGGGATAAGATAGTAGCACTGTGGTGTCAACACAATAGCATTGTGGGTAATTGCGGTGATTGCAGCAATTATTTTGACGCACTACGCCATGACCGAGGCGCTCATCGCAGCAATAGCTGGCCAGGTGGCCTCGCTCAGCGTATTTGATGCCTGGGTGATGGCGCTTCTCATCTGGGCTGGAATATCCGCTGTGCTCACGGTCGGCTTTGTGCTGATCGTCCCCATTGCGGCCGCCCACGATCAACGGAAGCGTAGCCGTAAGAACGCCATCGTCCCCGACCGCACGCCACCCACGCCATGACAATCGAAGAGCAGGCAGCGGCTGATCTACGACAACTCATAGCCCTTGCCGATGCCGTCATACTGGTAGCCCAGCAACGCACCGGCACCGGTCAGGTCGATGTCCTGACCAAGCGACACTCCGAACTCTATGAGACAATACGCACCCAGTCCGCGACCGACGCAGCGTATTCCAGGGCGTATCGCCAAGCCTGGAGCGACGCTCGCCGATAGGGGGGATATGCGTCCCGGATTCGTCTCCGATGAGGTATGGGGGGGAGTTCTGAAAGTATTGGTCGCGAGGGGCGTTAACCGCCAGGGTGGTCGCCCGGACCTTTTTATCTCCTCGGTCGATTTATTAGTCGCCACAACTGTTATCCACTTCAGAAGGTTAACCTCATGCCACGAGGCGGGTTTAAGCACGGTGTCGGTCGTCCGCCCGGATCTGTTGCCAAGATGCGGGCACTGACCGCGGAGGCGATGCAAAGCGAGCAGGTGCGTCAGAACATGACGCCGCTCGAATACATGCTGCATGTGATGAATGACCCGGTGTGCGACCCGATCCGGCGTGACCGGATGGCGGTTGCGGCGGCGCCGTTCGTTCATCCGAAGGCCGATACCATCATGGCTGGGAAGAAACAGGCGGCCGAGGAAGAGGCGCGGACCAACGACCAGGGCACCGAGTGGGAAAATCTGCTGCGCAGACCGGCTCCGACCAACATCAAGAAAAGCGGCCTGATTTAGGGTCTAAATGATGACTGTAACGCGGCTTATCGAAATATTGGCGCAATGTCAGGGTGACCGGGAAGTCTGGCTGCTGGACGATTGCATGGAATATCCCCTCGCCACCGTGATGGCTGAGTTTCCCATGGGTCAAGCGCAAGATGTGGTAATGCTCACCGCGGGGAATGGCTGGGCCCGGCTTGGAACGTTCGTTTGAACGAATGGTCAACGGCGCGGCCTGACTGGCAGGCCCGTATTAAGGCGGGGCAGTCACTGCTCCCCGAGCTGCCGCTGAACGAGGACGAGGCCAGCGGCGCCCTCGGTATCTTCTCCAAGTTGCGGCTTCCCGATGTCATCGACCAACCGACATTCCGCGATGTCGCTGGGCAATGGCAGAGGGACCTGGTTCGCGCGGTGTTCGGCTCCTACGACCCGGCGACGAACGAGCGGCATATCCGCGAATTCTTCTGCATGATCGCCAAGAAGTCCGGGAAGACCACCAGCGCCGCCGCGATCATGATTTGCGCGGTGCTGATGAACCGGCGACCCCGGGCGGAATTCCTGCTGATTGCGCCGACGTTGGAGGTTGCCGACCTCGCGTTCCGTCAGGCGGTCGGGATGATCGAGAGCGACCCTATCCTGACTGGCAAGTTTCATATCCGCGACCATATCAAGACCATCATCTATCGGCCGACCAAGGCCTTCCTGAAGGTCAAGTCATTCGACCCCAGAGTGGTGACCGGCTCAAAGCCGTGCGGCGTGCTGGTGGACGAGTTGCACGCCATCTCGGGCGCGCATGATGCGGACCGGGTGATGGGGCAGTTACGCGGTGGGTTGATTGCCAACCCCGAGGCGTTCCTAATCTCGATCACGACGCAATCGGAGCGGGCGCCGTCCGGGGTGTTCAAAGAGGCGCTGCATAATGCGCGTCGGGTGCGTGACGGCGAGACGGTGCTGCCGCTGCTGCCGTTGATCTACGAGTTTCCCCGCGATGTGGATTGGCGGGACACGACGAACTGGCGGATGGTCAATCCGACGCTGACGGTTGCCATTGAGCGGCTGATCCCGGACTACGAGGCGGCGGTGGCCGCGGGCGATCATGAACTGCGGCGCTGGGCATCGCAGCATCTGAACATCGAAATCGGCCTTGGGCTGCAGACCGACCGTTGGCCGGGCGCGGAATTCTGGGAGCGGCAGACCGACCCATCGCTCACGCTTGAGGCTGTGTTGGATCGCTCCGAGGTGGTGGTGTGTGGGATGGACGGCGGCGGGCTGGACGATCTGTTCGGCTTTGCCGTGCTGGGGCGCGACGCCGATGGCCGCGATAAGGCATCGAAGTCATGGCTGCTATGGTCCCATGCCTGGTGCCACCGGAGCGTGCTGGAGCGGCGGCAACAGATCGCGCCGCGCCTGCTCGACTTCGCCCGTGCGGGTGAATTGACGATCTGCGACGATATGCTGGATGACCTGGAGGCGATGAAACAGATCATCGCCGACATCAAGGCCAGGGGCATCTTGGCGCATGTGGCGGTGGATCCGGCGGGTGTTGGCGACATCGTCGATGCGATGGCGGAGATCGGCATTACCGAGGCGAACAAGCTGTTGTGGCCGGTGGGCCAGGGCTATCGGTTAATGAACGCGCTGAAGACGTGCGAGCGTCGGCTGGCCAAAGGGACGCTGTGGCACAGCCAGAGTTCGATGATGTCGTGGTGTGTGGGCAACCTGAAGGTGGAGGCAACGGCCACGGCGATCCGGGCGACCAAGATTAACGCCGGCGATCAGAAGATCGATGCGGCCATGGCGCTGTTCGACGCGGCGGATGTGCTCAGTCTTGGTGTGGATGCGGCGCGTATTGCAACCTATGAGATTGCATTCGCCTGAGCCGTTGCGCATTGCGTCGTGTTAGGGCAAAAATACCCGGCCCCACGCATTATGCGCTCGGGGGTTTCGGGACCTCGCCGGGGCATAGGCGCGAGACCGGGTGAAGTTTCGCTATCACACCCGGCAACAGGAACATGGAACCGGGCTCGTCTTGCTTACCGGTCTCGCGCCCCGCTGGCAATATGAACACTTGCGAACTGGCTGATTTTTTAACTAATTCGCTTATTGAAAAGGCAGCTTGCGGGCGCACGACGGCATCACCCTGCGGTGCCCGCAAGCTGAAGTTCCAACAATGGATGCGAGAATGCCCGCCCGGAGCGCCGAGCGACGGACGTGAGGTTATCAGCCCGGGGCGGGGCGTCAATCGCCGATGCGGTCGGGCGCTACCCCGTTCTGCCGACGGACATGGCCTGCCTGATCTCGCAGGCAACTAACCGTTTGAGCCTTCGCAGCACGTAAAAGCTCGAGGCCACAGCGGTGAAGGCGATGGCGCCCCATGCCAATGTCTCGGCGTTTTCGTCTGTTATGAACATGCGCTGCCTCCGGGCGAGTTATCCCTTATGCGTTAGCTCGCCACGAACGCCATATGGCCAGCTAGCCCGAAACGGTTTACGTAAACCAAGCGAGCCGCGACGGGACTCGAACTCCCGGCACGGCTCTGACCATTGAACCTGGATAAGAGGTCCAGATGGCTGACCCGTATGCTACCGGTCTCTATGAGATCGTCAATCTTACGAACGGCAAGCGCTACATCGGAAGCGGCGTGAAGTGTGCGAGACGCTTCAGCGAGCATCGGCACAGACTACGCGGCGCAAGACACCATAGCCCGCCATTGCAGAGTGCATGGATCAAGCACGGTGAGGATGCGTTCGTCTTCCGCATGTTCATGGTCTGCCCAGAGGATCTTCTGCTGTTCTATGAACAGCGAGCGCTCGATATCCTCAAGCCGGAATACAACGTAAACCCAACAGCGATAAACTGTTCTGGTCGGGTCTTGTCAGCCGAGACGCGAGAGAAGATCGGCGCGAAGGCCAGGGGAAGGAAACGGGACCCTGCACTTGTCGAGGCGATCGCATCGCAACTTCGTGGAAGAAAGCTTCCGCCGGAACGCAGCGTGCATCTTCTCGGCAATACGCACGCCAAGGGATACAAGCACACGCCGGAATGGCTAGCGGCGCAGGCCGAACGCACTAGGTTGCGTAGTTCTGGTGTCCCTAAGACGCCAGAGCACAGGGCAAAGATAGCAGAATCCCTCCGTGGGGTTCGCCACTCCGCTGAACGCCGAGCCAAACAGGCAGACGCTCAGCGCGGAACGAGGTTCGGCCCCCGGCCTCGTCGCATCGCATCCAAAGACCAGAAAGACTTATTCGACTAGTCCCGCCTCGTCCTCCAGGCGAGGCCTGTCTGGAGGACCAAATGCCAATTCCCAAACCCCGGATGGGCGCGAAGCCTGAGTCCCAGACCGATTATATGCATCGGTGCATGGGCGATACGACTATGATGAATGACTATCCCAAGCAGGATCAGCGCGTGGCGATCTGTATGGGCA